CCGGTAGCTACCACCATGCGGGACTGATTCCTAACGTCAGGGAGGCCCCGACGCTGCCAGGGGACTCGAAAAGGTATGTCTGCCGGGTCCGGCCAGGGACGCGCGTCCACTCGCGCCGGGTCAGGTATGCCGAGCGGTCGGCGTACCCGTCAATGAGCACGGAGCCATCGGCGGCATTGATCACGAGGGTCTGTCCCGCCGCGACGGTCGAGGTGTAGACCAGTCGCGAACCGGACAGGGTCTCCGTGATGGTGAAGCCGGGGGCGTAGCCGGAGACGGTGAAGACCGGGGCGGTGTCGGCGGTGCCGACGTTTTCCAGGGTCACCGTTCCGGGAGTGTCAGCGCCGCCGAAGTCCAGGACCCCTTCGTTCGCACCGGTGAAGAGGTCGAAGACGAGCCCACCGCCGGGTGCGGCAGGGAGGCTTGTGGCAGTGAGCAGTCCGCCGTACTTCCTCGGGTCCGGCGCGACCATGTCGATCGCGAAGAAAATGTCGAGGTTGCCGTCCCAGATGACCGATGGGGTGCCGGTGATGTAGACCGTGGCCTCGCGGTGGCCGAGGTCGGCGTCGTCCACGATGAACTTGCCGGCCGTACCGTCCGCGAGGGCCGCGCCCAGCGTGTCGGTCATGTTCGCCGCGTCCGCTCGGGACTCGGTGAAGATATGGCCGCCCACGCTGATGACGCGCTGGTCCCGCCAGCCCCGCTCGGAAAAGCTGCCGTGCGACCAGAGCCGCTCGGTGCTGTTCCGGCGGGTGCCGGCGGGTGAGAACCAACCTTCGAGGGAGGTGAGGACCTGGTTGGTCCCCGGCTGGAGCGAGAGCATCTCGCCGGTGGTCAGCGTCAGGGACGCCGCCGTAGTGCTGAGTGTTTCGAGGGCCATTAGCGCCCAACTCCTGCCCGTAGTAGCTTCCTAGCCGCGAGTTCGGCGTAAGCCTCCTCGGACATAGGTGTGTTGAAGTGGTTTTCCTGGTGGATGGTCGGCTGGCCGGATCCGGCAGTGCCCGCGCCGTAAGCGAGAGCGCCCTGGATGCCGCCCTGGGTGACCTCCGGCGACTGGAAGGACGTGTTGGCCGGGATGGCTGCCAGCGCGCTCATGCTCTTCTCGACGTCGCCGTGCATGTCCTGGATGCCGAGGATCAGGCCTTCGCCGATGTTCACGCCGAATCCGCGGAAGACGCGGGACGGGGAGTGAATACCGAGGAGGTCCTTGAACACGCCGACGATCGGGCCGGGGACGAGCGAGACGATTGCTGCGCCGATCTTCCCCATCATTGAGCCGATGCCGTTGATCAGGCCCTGGATGATGTTCTGGCCGGTGCTCCACAGGGCGTTGCCGGCGTTGCCGAGCGCCCCGGTGATCTTGCCGATCAGGCTGGAGAAGAAGCTGACGACCTGCCCGACGCCGCCGGATACGCCGTTGACGATGCCGTTCCAGGCGCCGCTGAGGACCGATCCGACCGTGGTCCATGCCGCCCGCCAGGTGTTGCGGACGTTGTTCATGGCCCCGGTGATCGCGTTCCAGACATTGGACACGGCGCCCTTGACCCAGGAGACGATGTTGTTCCAGGCGTCGGCGACGAACCTGGAGATGTTCGACCATGCCTCGGAGGTGAACTTGGAGATCTTGCCCCAGTTCGCAATGACTACCCCGACGAGCAGGCCAACGATCCCGATGATCCAGCCGACGGGCCCGAGCGCGATGAGCCAGGCCGCAGCCATCCGGAGCGCGTTGATAGTCGCCTGGGTAGCCATGAGCACCCAGCCGCCGACAACGATCGCGGCCTGGACGACCATGGCGATGCCTGCAGCGACGGCCGGCCCGATAATGCCGACCACCCATGCGCCCGCGATGATCAGGCCCTGGACCGTGGCGGTGACGCCCATGAGGATCCAGCGGGCAACGATGAGTGCTGACTGGACTACATAGATGACGCCCGCCCCGATCGCGCTCGCTCCGGTCATTACCCAAGCAGCTGCCTGGGTAACGGCGGAGGTCACTGCTGCGAAGGCAAGCCTTCCGAGGGCCGGGATCAGGAGTATCCCGATGACTTCCGAGACGTTCTTGATGACCTCGCCGTTGTCCTTGCACCACTGACCGAACTCGCCGAGTTTCGGCAGGACGTCGTCCTTGAGGGTGTTATACATGTCCGTCAGGCGGGGGATGACGTCGGTTTTGAAGAAGTCGCTGAGATCCTTGATATGGGGTGCAAGGTTTTCGGAGACTTCTTTGGCGAACGCTGCCACGTTCGGGACGATGGTTTGGACGACGTAGTCGCCGAACTCCTTGAGCCTCGGCACGACGTTGTCCTTGAAGCCCTTGGCCAGGTCGAGGACGATGGGTACCACTGTCGTGCTGATGTAGTCGAAGACGCCGCCGAGAATGTCGGACATGCCGCCGAACGCATCGGTGATCAGTGGCTTCAGCTTGTCCAGCGTGCCCATGAGGCCGGAATTGATGGTCGCCTGGAGGTTGCCGACGGAGCCCTCGAAGGTCTTCGTGGACTTGGCAGCCTCGACCGCGATCGGGTCGCTGCCGAGCTGCATAAGCGCGGTGTTGAACTCCTCGCTCGTGATCTGCCCGTCGGCCATCGCGTCACGGAAGTTACCCGTGAAGGCGCCGTTCTTCCGCATGGCTTCCTGCAGTACGCCGGACGCGCCGGGAATAGCGTCTGTCAGCTGGTTCCAGTTTTCGGTGGTCAGCTTGCCGGCGCCGGCGGTCTGGGTCAGTGCCATGGTCACGGACTTGAAGGTCTCCGGGCTGCCGCCGGCGATGGCGTTCAGGTTACCGGCGGCCTTGGTCAGCCCCGTGTAGTCCTTGATGCCGTTGGATGCCAGCTGGGACATCGCCGCCTGGATGGTCGGCAGGTCGAAGACCGTCTGGTCGGCGTAATCCTTGGCCGCCTTGGCCGCCGCATTGATGGCTTTGTTGTCCAGGCCGGCGAAGCTCATCGTGGACTTGAACTTGTCCGTCGCGTCGCTGGCTGTCGCCGCGTCTGAAATGAAGCCGGCGAATACGCCCGTCCCGAGGATGGCAAGGGCCGGGACGACTAAGGCCTTGAAGCCGCTGGCGAAGGCGTTGCCGGACCTCTCACCTGCGCTTTTCCCCGAGCGCGCCATGGGTGTTTCGATCTCGCCCTTCAGGGCCGAGGCGAAACCCTTGGCGGAGGGCAGGATGGTCAGGGTTGCATACCCGACGTTGGACACAGAGGGCCTCCTTTTTAGGCTTGGGTCTTCAGCCGCTCCTTCTGCGCCTCCAGGCTCTTGCGGAGCTTGGCGTACCGGGATTCGGTCTTGGGCTGAGGCCGTGCTGGGTGGGGGTTGCCGGTGAAGGCGTGGAAGAGGTCCGTCAGCAGGAGCTCGCTGCGCGTCCAGCCGTCTGAGCCGGAGTACTTACGCATGACAGCGGCCTCCGGCGGGAGGCAATGGATCAGGACGGACAGCCGCCGGATCGAGAGCCCGCCGCGCCAGAACTCCGCGAGGTCGACCTGATAGAAGCGACGAAGATCGGCCTCTACCAGGTCGGAGTCATCGCGGAGAAGCGCGACGAGCGCCGTCAGTTTCCCGCGATGCCGACAGCCTTCTGAAGGGCGACGACGAACTCGCCGAGGACGGACGCCTTGGGCTTCGACTCCCGCAGCGCCTGGTAGGACTCCTCGTCGAGGATTTCGCGGATGAAGGCGAGGATGTGGCCGTTCTCGAAGGCTTCGATTGCGTCGAAGCTCCATTCGGACGACGGGGCGACGACAAAATCCTTGCCGTCAAAAGTGAAGGGGATGTTTTCGCCGAGTGCTTCAGCGGCGGAGGGGGACTTGCGTGCGGACATAGGTAAAGGGCTCCTTAGCGTGGGTTGGAGGGTGCGTGGGAGAAGGTGAAAACGGAGGAGACGCCCCACGCGAGCGTCTCCCCCGTCAGTACTTAGGCCGTCGGGTCGTCCTCGACGGTCGTGTAGAGCGTTCCGTCGGCCTCGGGGTAGACGACGACCGTGATCTCGAAGACCGTGGGATCGGACTCGGATTCCTTGATCTCGGCGATGTCCTGGACCTCGGCGTGCTTGATGATGCGGCGCTTGATGCGGTCGCCGTCACGGAGCTCGAAGCCGATGCCGAAGCGCTCGGTCGTCGGGACCTTGATGGTGGACGTCCGGACGCCGGTCGCCGAGACACGGGTCGAGCCCGGGTTGACGAGCGCGAAGGTCGTGTCGTTGTCCTCGAGCGCAATGAACTTGAAGGTCCGCTTGTGCTTGGACTTGGTCGTGCGGTACAGCTGCCCGCCCCAGGCATAGTGCTCGGAGGAGTCGCCATCGCGGGATTCGGTGATCCCGTCATCGCCGTCCAGGAGGCCAACGGCCTTCCAGGCGGCAGCCCAGGCAGTTACGGTGTCATCCGGCCCGGCGGTGTTCTCGGGGGCGATGTAAACGTCCGCTCCGCCGAAGAGGACGGTGTTGTCAGCGTTGCCAGCCATTCAGGAGGCTCCAATCTCTAGTTCAGTTGGCGCGGCTGGAGCCGTGCCGTGATGGTGAAAAACGAGAGCGGGAGGCCCGTCTCGGGGTCGCCCGCTGGGATAGGCCCAGTGACGGACGTAGACCCTCTGATTTCGGCTGAATACGCCGAGAGGAGGAGGGCCTCGCATAGTGCGGCGAGTGCTTCGCCGAGTCCTTCGTCGCGGTGGTAGACCAGGACGCGGACGGTTGCCCGCCCGTCCTGGCGCGAGTCCCGGTATTTGCCGTCGGACCGGACCTGGATGTACGGAAGGGGGCGCGCCTCGTCGTCGCCAGGGAGGCCTTCCGTCGAGACGGTGGCGCCCAGGGCTTCCAGCTCCGTCCGGCCTGCCAGGAGGGTCCTGAGCAGGTTCCGGACAGCCAGCTGCGGGTCGGGGAAGGTGATGATGGGCTTGAGCATGGTTTAGGTCCTGCCCTGGCTCTTGACAGGGAGCCCGGCGGCTGCGGCAGCCCTCGCGAGCGGTCCGCGCTTGGCTTCGACAGCCAGTCCCGCCACATGGGCGAGGGTGACGTCCACGGCGGGCCGGGTGCCGATAAGGCGGCCGCCGGAAGCGACTCGCATCCTGGTTGTTACCGGGATCGGATCGCCGCTGGCGGTCGGGGAGCCCACGTTGGCCTTCACCGTCGCCCCGAGGGACGCGATTTTGTTAGTCACCGCGGGGCCGTTCAGGACCGCCTCGATGCCTTTGCTGTCCAGCTTCAGTTTTGTGGCCATGCGGGCTCCTTTCAGCTGCTGATGCGGACGAGTGTTGCGGTGGTGAAGATGCCGGAGGCGAACCCTTCGCGGAAGGTCGGGGGTGCCTCGACACGCCAGACCTCGCCCTCCACCTCGACACGGTCGTTATCGTTGAGGTCGGCGCGGCCAGGGACGAAGAGGAATTTCTCGCCTCGGACCAGCCGGCGCTCAATGCCTTCGACTTCCGTGGCGTTCACGTCCTGGGCATGGGCGCCCCGAAGGCGGAACCGGGCGGGGGTAGTCCAGTCCTCGGAGACACTGCCGTAGGAGTTCGTCTTCATGACGGGTCGGAGGCGGTAGATCGGCTTGCCGTAGGTTTTAAGGAGCAAGGAGGTCCTCCTGGTCCAGGAGCGCGAACACGTCCCCGTCCTCCTTGGTTGCGACCAGGACGTAGACGGTGCCGTCCGGGCCGATCATGATGCAGGCCCGTCGTAGTAGGCGCTCGGCGTCCGGATGGAGCCGACGAAGCCGCTGGAGCGTCCTGTTGCGGCGCGCTTGATCTGTGCGATCTCGCGACCGGTCAGGTAGACGCCGGAGGTGTCAGTCAGGTTGACCGAGTGCTCACCGAGGGACTCCTGGTCCATGCCGCGCGGGTTCTCGAACTCGCGGCGGGCGGCTTTCAGGATGATCAGGGAGACGACCGCGGGGGGGTCGGCGACCCAGAGGGCGGCTTTGGCGGCGGAGACTTCAGCGAGGGCCAGAGTGGTCGCGTCGCGCAGCGCCATCGTGGCGCGGATGCTGTCCTCGCCGGTAAGCTGCTCGGGGAGCCCCAGCCGTGCCTCCAGGTCGCTAATCGGAGGGGGAAGTGGTGTTGGCAACGTGCAACTCCTTTCAGGGGCTTAGAGAACCGTGGAGCGCCTCATGTGAAGCGCCCCACGGTTCTCAGGCTGACTAAGCAGGCTCGGTGTCGCCGATGCTCATGCGCAGGGCTGCGCCGCCGGCAACCGTTTCGACAGCCGCGGTGTTGGCGGTGTAGTCGCGGGTCACCTTGTAGAGCGGCATTGCAGCCACGCCGGCGAAGGTGGAGACCATCGAGCGGTCCATGGTCTTCGTCACGTCGTAGTCGCGCAGGTAGCGGAGGC